CATTATTAGACAAATGCGATGAAATGTGGGTGTATGGAGATTTCCAGAACTCAAAAGGGTGCATGATAGAGATTCAGCATTGCGTTGACACAGGGAAACCTTACTGGATAAAGCCGATACCGTTAGGAGCGAAGATATGAACCGAGCCGAGATATTGCACGAAGCAGAAAGGTGTATTTGTTCAGACAGGCAAGACGACTACGGAACACCTGAGAACTCATTTCAAGCCATTGCAAACTTCTGGAACACCTACATGGGGGAACGAGTAGACAAGATAACACCGGGCGATGTTGCAATTATGATGGCACTAATGAAAGTCGCACGTATTCAAACAGGCAGATACAAGGCAGACAGTTATATAGATGCGTGTGGATATTTGGCAATCGCAGGAGAAATAGAAAAGCAGGGATAAAACCCTGCAACGGTATCTACATATAGTTGTATCACTTGACATTATCCACTATATATGGTAGTATAATATTGCAAAGCTTGTGAGAAGAAATAAACCTCGGAGAAAACCGGGGTATTTTTATGCAATATTCAACCCTCCTTTCATTGCGGGGCGGCGATCACATCAAAGCCCCTATAAAAACGGGGGAATATAAACAGCTGATGCGAACATGGAGGATAAGGCTATGGCAGACGAAAAGAAGCGAGGCAGGGGACAGCCGCCAAAATTAACGCCCGAACAGCTCAAACAGAAGATAGAAGAATACAAGAGCTACTTACAAGAGACAGGAAAGCCACCAACCATAGCGGGGTTGGCATACTTTACAGGAATAGACCGTCAAACGATTTACAACTACAAACAAAAAGATGAATACTTTGACACTATAAAAGAGTGCCGGGAATGGATTTTAGCGACATATGAAGAAGTAGCCATAAATAAAGGTCATTCCGGGATTATCTTCTTAATGAAAAATTATGGCTACACCGACAAACAGGAAACCGAGATATCAGGAAACGTGGACATAAAAATAAGCGGGAGCGTCAAAGATTGGGCAAAATAGTATTATGTAAACCAAACAAAAATATTGGAAAACCAACGAACCAACAAAAGGAAACATAAAAAAGTATCAAGATTTCCCGAGCCGGGACAAAAAATAATAATAATTTTAGCAATATTATGTAAACCAACCCATGCCAAATATGCGTGGGTTTTTAGTTTTTGTCCGTTGGGGCAAAAGGGAGGTGATGCCAAATGTCTGCGATAGAGCTTGATATCAAACCATATCCGAAGCAAGTACAGTTTTTTGAATCGACAAAACGATATATAGCCTATGGCGGCGCATAGCGAGGGGTGGCGGTAAAAGTTGGGCGGCAAGAATCAAGGCGATATTACTTGCACTAAATTACAGCGGGATCCAAATTTTACTCCTGCGAAGAACACTAACGGAGTTACGGGAAAACCACGTATTACCACTTATGGGACTACTCAAAGGTATCGCAGAATATTCAGCGGTTAACAAGGAGTTTACCTTTCCGAATGGGTCGCGAATCATTTTGGGCTATTGCAAAGCGGAAAATGACGTACTGCAATACCAAGGCCAAGCTTATGACGTAATTTTCATGGAAGAAGCGACCCAATTCACTCAATTCCAGTTCGAAACCTTGACCGAAAGCAATCGAGCTTCGGGCATCATGCGTGAGAAGTTTACCCCGAGAATGTATTTTACCTGTAATCCCGGCGGCATCGGTCATGCGTGGGTAAAAAGGTTGTTCATCGATAAAGAATATCGTGGCAACGAAAACCCTGACAATTACGACTTTATTCCAAGTTTGGTATATGATAACGAGTTTATCGTGAAAAACAATCCAGAATATATCGAAAATCTTGAAAACCTGCCAGAAATGCGAAAACGTGCGATGCTTTATGGCGATTGGGATGCGTTCGAGGGTCAGTTCTTCCCCGAGTTCAATCGGGATGTCCACGTGGTAAAACCGTTTGAAATCCCGAGAAACTGGAATAGGTTTATAAGCCTTGATTATGGGTTAGATATAACAGCTTGTTACTGGTGGGCGGTAGACCCATACGGATGGGCGATAGTCTATCGGGAGCTACATGAACCCGATTTAATACTTTCCGAAGCGGCTAAAAGAATCCACAGCATGTGCGAAGAACCATACGATTACATAGTGGCCTCCCCGGACCTTTGGAACCGCAGACAAGAGACGGGACAAAGCGGTTACGAGATTATGCAAGATTATGGATTAGCAAACATGAGACCTGCGGACGATTCAAGGATACCGGGTTGGCGAGCAATGCGAGAGTATCTCAACCCTGCAAAGGACCCATTCGGCAAAGATATTCCAAGATTGAGGATATTCGAAAACTGTAAGTATGCGATCAAGAACATTCCATTGTTGCAATATCATGAAACCAAGATAGAAGATGCGGCAAACGAACCGCACGAAGTAACCCATGCTTGTGAGTCTATCCGATACGGGATAACCAGTAGACCAAAAGCAACCGAAATCCCTAAACCGAATCCGATATACAACTTCGACTTTGAGAAACCAGAACCCTCTCCGGTGGGAGTGGGCGATACAGTCATAGATATATAAGGGGGTTAATATGATATATGTGTTAATTGTGCTTTGCCTAATTCAACTTGGAATCCTTTGGAAGTTGGACACACTCGCAAGGGTGATACAAGCACAACATCAAGTTTACGTTGAGCCGAAAATCAAAATTCCCAAACGAGAGGTTAAAGACTCGGCTGAACTAAAAGAATTAAAAACGGTAATGGATAACCTTGAAGCCTATGACGGAACGGGCAGAAATCAGAGGACATTATGAACGATATAACGAAAGTGTGGAAACGCTATGAGAACGGAGTGGATTTCCACAACAAAAACAATCTGTATAGTGAAACCGAAACTTTTTATAACATGGTCGAAGCCAATCAATGGGCAGGACTTGAAAGTGGTAGCGAAGTCTTTCCACAACATGATTTCATTACTGGGATTGTCAATCATAAAACCGCTATGGTGGCTATGAACCAAATGACAATCAATTACTCGTCTAATAACGGAGGTGAAGACCAACATATTTATAGGCAAGCCTGTGACAAGCTAAATGAGTTTGCCCGTATGAAATGGGAACACACCAAGATGGACGTCAAGGACTGGGACATCGTCAACCAAGCGTGTATTACGGGCGATTCCTACTTGTTTGTCTATAATTCCGATTTAGATTCTCAAATCATTGACCGGACAAATGTTTACCTGTCAGACGAGCAAGAACCGGACATACAGAAACAACGCTGGGTGATTATCTATGAACGCCGACTTGTTGAAGATGTCAAAGACGATGCCAAAGCCAACGGAATTGAAAACTGGGAAGACATCATAGGCGATGAAGATACCGACACGCTCCCCGAGATTGCCCGTCAAGAAGTGAGCGGACAAGAGAAATGTTCCTGTTTACTGCAAATCGAAAAGAAGTCAGACGGAATATATATATCTCGTTCCACCAAAACGGTAGTTTATCAAGAAGAAACCAAAATCGAAGGTTTAACCCGAATCCCAATCGCTAAAATGATGTGGTCACCAAAACGAGGTTCTTCTCGTGGTGTGGGTGAAGTCAAACGCAATCTAAACAACCAAATCAATGCCAATAAACTACTGGCAATCCGTCAGCAGAATAATAAAATGACAGGTTACCCAAGACCCGTATATAACGTAGATGCCATTGCAAATCCGGAAGACATCAACAAAGTGGCAACACCAGTAAGAATCAAGGGTATACCAACAACCAAAGTTAAGGAGATGTTTGACTACATCGCCCCACAGGCCATGAGTAACGATGGCAAACAACTTCAAGACGAACTTGTTAACATGAGCCGGGAGTTAGCCAACGCTGGAGATAACGCAACCGGAAACATCAATCCCGAACGTGCAAGCGGTGCGGCGATTATCGCAGTACGGGACCAACAGGCAATCGCCACCACTAAACAAAGCGCATTCCATAAACAGTTTATCGAGGATTTAGCCTTGATATGGCTTGATATGGTAAAAGCTTATAACCCGAACGGACTAACCATCAGTTTGGAAGAAGATGGCGAGATAATAAACGACTTCATTCCTCCGGAGATTTTAGAAGGTTTAAAAACCAATGTCCGGATAGATGTTAGCCCAGTTAATCCATTTAGTAAATTCGCAAGGGAACAAGCCTTGGAGAACGCACTTGCACAAGGCCACATAACATTCGAGGAATATGTAGAAGCCTTGGACGAAGATGGTAATGCTCCAAAAGGCAAGTTTAAAGACATATTAGAAAAGCGAATGGAACAACAAATGCAACAACAAGGGGGTGAGTATATTGATATGTCCCAAATGCCCGATGGAGCTGTTACTGGACCATACCAAGGTTGAGAACGATAAAACCATATATGTGTATGTGTGCATGAACCCTAAATGCCCCGACTATAAGAAAGCCTTTACCGCAAGCGGTGAACAAGTCGAACCACAGATAAAGGAAAAGCCATGAAAGAGTTAATCATAGGGTGTGGTTCCCGAATCATAAAAGATTTAAGTTTCGGGAATCAAGAATTTG